CTCCGCCTCCAACTCGTCGCGATGCATCTGCTCGGGCTCGAGATCCTCTGGTGCGGGACGCGGCTCCGGCTCACGCTCGGCAGACAGCGCCCACCACACCGTCGCCTCGATCTGCTCCCGCGGCGGCAACGGCGCCGGGCGGGGTTCGAAGTCAGCAGCATCCAGCAGTGCGACGCGGCCAGTCGGGCCCGTCATGGGCTCCGGCGCGTCCTTCTGCTGCTTCGGCTTCCGTGGCTTCTCCCGCGCCAACCCGCGATACCAGGAGGCGGCGAGATTGGCGGCCGCCGCCATGTACGGCTCCATCACCGGAGGAATCGCGGACACCAGCGTCTCGTCGTCTTCACCGGACAGCGCGATCACCACCGCAGCGACCTCAGCGGCCGCCAGCGCGGACAATTCGTCGACGTCCTGCTGGTACTGCTCGATCTAAGCTTGCGACGGCATCCGGTGATGCTCCGGCCTGCGCAGCGCGGCGGGCACGCAGTTCCGCAACCAGTGCATCCGCTCGTTGCGTCTGCATTGCACTCTGGATGCCGCGGATCTGCTGCTGCGTCATTCCGCGGATCATTGGGAGCAGAGACGTGATTGGCACGCCTGCTGCGGCCAGCTTCGTCACTGCATCCACTTCCGCCGCCAGGCTGCGTGCCTCGGTCTCACGCCACTGCACCTCAGCGGCTGCGTCGAGTGCGGTGGCCTCGTCGCCATTCATCTCTGCGGACAGCCGGAACACCTGCTCCCACGACTCCCCGAGCGACTCCCTTTTGTCGATCAGCTTCTCGTTCTCATCCTTGCCCGCAAGCGCCAGAGCTTCAGCGGACAGGTTGATGAGTTTCCCGTTCTTAGCAGGGGAAAGCCCCGCCTTCTCGTAGGCGTGGGCTTTCATCGCGTCGATCAGATCGCTGTATCCTGCGATCGAAGCCGCCGGCAGGCTTTGCGCCTTCACGTCGTCCTCGAATGTGAGGATCCTTGCGGCACCGGCTCGTAGGACCTCCTCGGCCGATCCCGTCCATCCGGAGATCACCCACTGCGGTGAAGCGCCAAACCGGGACACCGCCAGGCGGTCGAAGTTCACGTTGTTGATCGCCCGCTGGTCGATGATCAACGGCGCGATTTCGCCGACGATCATGTCGTCGGCGTCGCGATCGTTGATGAATCGCACTACCGGACACACCGGTTCACCGCCAAACGTGGCACCATGCCGGTACGGCTCCCCGAACTCGCGCGCCGTGACCGGCTGCGACACATTCGGATCTGTTGCTGTCGGAACATCACCCAGGTCGAACGGGTACACCCATTCATCGTCGAGCAGGATCCCTTTGCGCTTCAGCTTCGCGTCCGAGGAATCCAGCCACGTCTCCAGCGAGTACTGCGGCCACGCATCCAACGCCGGATCCCGATACGCCGCCAACTGCTGACGCGGACTCCGCGGCCGCCACACCGGGTACACGAGGTCCTCGTCCTTCAGGATCGTCAGGTACGCAGCGCCGTAGGTGACGGTCGGTTTGTGGACTTCCTTCTGGCGCGCATCCATCCGGTTGCGCTGCCAGTCTGCCCATGCCGGATCGTTCTCGAACGCCGTGGCTCGCCGATATCCGATCACCGACAGGTTCCGCGTCCAGGTATCACGGATGCCGGCGAGAATGTTCATCACCGACAGCTTCGCCAGGTCCTTGATCTCATCCCGGGCACCCTCGGGGATCCGCGGTGCACCACGCAATCCCTTGGTGTACTCATAGATCCGATCCAACCCGGCCCGCTCGTCCAAGTGCATGCGCCACATGTCGGCGATTACTCGGCGGCGGTCGTCCTCATCGAGCACACGATCACCCCTTTCGTAATCACACGAATGTCGCCCTACCAGTTCGTTTGCTCACATGTGCGCCCGCAGCGAGCGCGTCCAGGCGGGCCTTCCATGCCATGACCGCCGCGTAGGCGGCGTCGATCTTGTCCGGGGAGTCGGGGAACGCCTTGTAGATCAGGTACCCGGTTCGGGTCGCCCGCTTGCGTGCGTTCAACACGTGCCTGGTCAGCGCAGCCGCCCCGTCGTGAGAGACTTCACCGTTGACGATGGCCTGCCGGAATCGCTCTGTGTACTCGACCACCCGAGAGTCCTTGCCGCGCGGCCACGCCGATATCGGATTCGCCTGCGATGCCTTCACTCGCAGTTTCCGGGTAAAAGCTGCTTCCCACTTCGCGACATGTTCAGTCCAGCCCGAAGGGTCTGCATAGAACCCCACGACGTTCCATAATTCGAACGCCTTGCGCACCTCGGCATCAACCTCAATCGGGTTCGGCGCCCAGTCGCGCCCCAGGGGGCCGGTGGGCTGCTCCCACACCCGGATCTCGAACAAATATCCGTCCTCGACCCGGCACCCGATCAGTGCGGTCGCGTCCGCCTTGCCACGGTTTCGGCCACGCGACCCATCGAACCCGAGAACGACGGCATCGCCCGGCGACACAACCCGACTCGGATCGAACCGGGCCGCCCATTGCGGCTGCGTCACCCACGAATCACTGGCGTGAGTTATCTGGTTCAGGAAGTCCGATCGGGACATCTGCACGTCCTGCGCAGGGTCCCAGATCGTCGCTATGATCGGCTCCAGTGCAACATGCCCTGGCGGGCAGGGTGGATCATGGATCACGCAGCCGCCGGGATGAGCCGAGCTGTCCCCGTAGGCCAGCCGAAGGCCCCCGACAAGCGAATCATGGTCGCTCATATCGGTGTCCGGGTGCGCCTCGCGGTGGTCGTACAGCAAACCTTCATCCCTTGCGCGGCCCTCGCGGATCGCCGCTGCGAACGCCGCCGACTCCTCCGCCACCGATCCCTCGCCAGGGATGTAGGCGTTCGGAGACTCCAGCGTCCGGCCGCCGATCTTCGCGGCGTTCGACCGCATCACGCCAGCAAGACGAGTGCCGCCATTCGATGGCACCCACTCCTCGGTCTGATCCAGTACCGAGAACACGGGTTTCGCGCCCTTGATCGTCCGCGCGCTCGCAGTCCGCTGAAGAATCTTGCCCTTCGGCAAGTTCACCATTGTGTCCAGGGGCTCCACGCCCGGGTACTCGTCGATCACGGGGCCCTCGCGCAACATCTCCAGCAGCGGTTCCCATGTGTTCTTGGTCTGCTCCTCTGACACCGCCGCGATGTGAACGTTTGGTGTGCGGATATCCGCCCACGGCCTCCCAACCGGCTGCCCGTTCGCATCCCACCCCGCGGGCACGATCGGCGCCAGTGCCTCTACGCACGCCAGCGCGCCGAGTAGTGGCGACTTACCCCAGCCGCGGGGCCTGCCGAGAAGGCCGCGCCGGTACTGCCACCTCCCCGTGTCTGGGTCGATTGCATACCAGCGGAGGATGAAGTCCTCCTGCTCCCGGTATGGGACGAACGGCTCGTAGTCGGCCTTATCCGGCGCCGCCAGGTATTCGGTGATCCAGTCGATCGCCACATACCCCAACGTCGGCACCTCACCCGGGACCGACGGCCTCCAGGGCATTAGACCGCCTTCAGTGGTCCTCGACGGTCACGAGCCGATCCGCCTCCGGGCCCGCGACGCTTCTCCTCCGCTTCGTCCGCAGCCGCGAACTGGATCCGCAAGCGTGCACGATCCTCCGGCGTCGCACCGAACTTCGCCACCCGCAGTCGCAACTCGGACGCCAGGCTGATCTGGCCGCTCCAGAACCGGGAATGGATCATCGCTGTGTCCATTAGCTCCGACCAGTCCGTTGAGGTGAATTCATCCGACAGTGGAGAATCGGCCCACATCTGCCACCACTCGCGAGTCCGCTGCGACCACTGGAACCTCTGTGCGACCATCTGACCGTCGACCTCAACCTGGAGGTCGAACTCCGGCAACTCAGGCTGCGCTGCTGGCTCTGCATGGATAACCCGCAGGCCAAGCGGATCCCTGTTCGCGCGAGCCCGCCGGGATGGGTCCTTCGGCGCAGGGCCTCTACCGGCCATAGGGGTCACCTCCTTGGAATGCGCACAGTGAAGTCAGCATCCAGGTGAAATCACCCAGACCCGTAGAAAGCCGCAGCGCCTATGCCCCTGGCAGGCGCCGCGGTGGCGATTGGAGGCACTCCCCCACCCCCTTGCCGGCCGTCACACCGCGAGGAGTAGCAGTTGCTCGCCGCCGCCGCGGTCTCCCTTGGTTGCATTGCACTGGAAGCATGCGGTGCGGCAGTTCGCTGGCTCGTGGGTGCCGCCCCGACTGATCGGGATGACATGGTCGATAGTTGGTGACCTAGGGTGCGGTGCTGCCTTGGTCGAGTCCGTCTTCCGCCGACACAGGTGGCAGCGGTACCCATCTGCTTCGAACACTCTACGACGATGTACGTCTGCGCGATAGGCGTCGCGCTTGACCGCACGCCGCCTGTCCTTGTGTTGGCGCCTCGACTCGCGATCTCGGATCACCTTGCACTCCGAAGAGCAGGTCACATCGAGATGAAGGGAGACGAACCATTTGTTGCAGATACGGCACTGTCCACTAGTCAGTCGGCGATTGGTGCGGAGATGTGAGGCCTGCGGTTGCCTAGTCGCGCCCCTGTACAGGACTGGTAGCTTGCCCTGGATCGCACGCCGCTCCTTGTCTTGAAGCTGCTCCGTATTCCAGCATTCGAGCGAACAGCACTTGGCATGCTTCCTGCTCGCCTGCGCCTCGGCCCCGCATGCGGCGCAGGTGATCGTGTACTTCCGCTGCCTTCGATGCCATGCGGAGTAGTGCGATGCGCACAGTTGGCGGGCCAGCACCCGACGCGTGCATCCATCAGTGCTGCATATCTTCTCCGGCATGGAGCCGTCCTCATGGAATGCGAGAACCCCGCAGCATGAGGTCTGCGGGGTTCTCTTCCCTCGGGGATCAGTCGAGGGCGTCTATGTGGCTGTCAGGCCGGGATGCGGTTCTGGTTCAACGCGTCCGCGTGCTGCCCTTCGGCGCAGTCCTTCGATGGACTCGCGCTTGGTCTTCGCCTTGTGGCACGTGCGGCATAGGGCCTGACCGTTGGCTGGGTCGTGCTCCGCTCCTCCGAATGCCACAGGAAGGATGTGGTCGGCCTCTAATGCATCCCTATCTCCACAGCGGACACACTCGCGGTCCCGCCGTAGGACGGTGCGCGCCCAATTGCGGTGGGCGGATGTTCCCGTGCGATCAGAGCCCCATGTGCCCATGCTGTCCTCACATCGGTATTGCTGTCGGCGTCCAGGTGTTGCGTGTTCCCGTCCGCCAAGCCTTGCGTGGTGCGGTGGTGCTACCTGTGTTGCCGTGCCGCACCAGGGTCGGGCCGTCCGCGTGATCCACTAGGCTCGGCCAGCTGTACGCCACCTTGTGGCCGCGGGCTATGCACCATGCGGTCATGCGCTCATCCGGTGGTAGGTCGTTGCCGTGTGCCCAGTCCAGCCAGTCGTCTCGTAGGTCTGTGTGCAGTGCGATGGCTACGGCGTGCAGGACGTGGGTCGTGGTCAACCAGTGTGGGTCTCGGTCGTCGATGTGGACCAGCGCACGGGAGATGCGGTCTTGCCACCGGACGGGCCTTGTCCGCCCGAGGTAGAACGAGACCACGGGTTCGGGTGCTACAGCGAGGGCTTGCTCTGCCTGCTCGGTGAATCTCTGGACCGGTTGGGCGTCGTCCTCGCAGACCGCAGCCCATTCGGCTTCACGCGCCTTGGTGAGTTCCCATGCACGGATGTGGTTGGCGCCGGCGCCGAGGGTTCCGTCGTCGATGGAGGCTGGTGCGTCCAGGGTCTTGGCGAGTTCGGTTGCTTCGATCAGCCGCGCTTCGTGGCCGACGACAGCCCAGGAGATCACAGCTGCTCGAACATCTCGTCGTACACCGGTTTCTGGCTCTCCCAGCTCAGTTCCTTGGCGAGGCTGCGGGCTTGGTCGACGCCCGCGCTGTAGAACGCCGGATCGGTGGCGAACTGGTCGATCTTCACTGCAAGCGCCCGGTGGTCCACCGTGGACAGGTCGATCATCGTGCGTGTCATGAAGCGTCCCGCGAGCGCGGCCGGCACCAGCCAATC